GATTTGAAGGTTTGATACTTTCGCAAAATCTTCTAACACATCTGATGTTGTAAATTGTTTAGAATAATCTGCAACAAGATTAATATAATGTGGTACTAAATTATTTTGTTGTATAATAGGCATTAAAGAATGAAAGAATTTCCAGCCTTCTATATGCACACCATCTATGTTTGTATCCATATAACCAGTCTTTTTCCAGTCAATAAACCCTTTTTGTAACTTTTTAAGCCATACATTTATATTACTATCGTGTTCAGAGAGAAAGTCGTATAGACCTTCATAGAACTTCATATAGGATAGTCCTTGAGTTTCATATAAATGTGTAGACATAATGTTAGACAGCCCAAACATTTGAAAACCTAATACAAAAACAGTAAACAAAGATACTTCGGCCATCTCTTCTTCTGATATAGTATTTGTACTTTTAATAACTTCTATAGATTCAGATATTTTGTGTTGCTTATCATATTCAAAATTTTCATTTTGTACACCATAAAAGAAATCATATGCATCAAATGTTTTTAAATTATATTCTTGTATTTGTTTTACATACATAGGTGAGTTTACTAAAAGTTGTAAAAAGTAAACATCTAATGTTGGTATTTGATTTATTAAAATTTGTTCTAGTGTAGTTTTCCAAGTATCAACTGTTTCCCCTGGCATGCCTAAAATTAATTCTGTTAATGCAGGAACATTCTTAGCATTAGCAGACTCTATAATTTCTTCTATAGAATTAATTTTCATATTCTTTCTTTTAATATTTTCTAAAACTTCTTCTGTAGTTGTTTGTAAACTTAGAGTAATTCCTGTTTGTATATTAACATCTATAAATTTTTTAACAATTTCCAATACAGTATCATTACTATTTTTTGCATAACTTACACTTATTCCTTTTGGAAATCCTGTATTTTTATTTGTTCTAATAATCATATCGGTAATCATTAAATCTCTATCTTTAAAAATTCCAAAGTTACTAGATGTTAAAGCAAGGTAAGGAAGTTTATTATCTGCTACCCATTGTAAATCTGCAAGTATTCTTTCATCATATAATTTATACATCTTACTTGCTGTTGCACTTCCCCAATCACAAAACGTACAACTATAAGGGCAACCTCTATCTGTTTCCAATGTAGGTACCCATTCTATGTCTGGGTACTCCTTTAAAAGATCATCGAAAAGTCCTAATGTATATGGACTAGGTAGGTTTAAATCCTTTATTCTGTCGTATTCATAAACTTGCTCTAAGGGTTTCTTTTCTAAATAAGAAGTTAGTATATTTAAAACAGCAAGTTCTCCCTCTCCGATTACAATAGAGTCTATAAAATAATTTTCTTTAAAGAAATTTGGATTTCTGTGAGGCACTTCTGGTCCACCTAGAATAATTTTAATATTTGGATATGCTTCCTTTAAAACTTTGGCTAACATTAGACAATAATTTTTATTCCAAATATAAAGACTTATAAAAACTATATCAGTATCTTTACATCTCTCTACTACATCGTGTAATTCTTCTCTTCTAAATATCCAATTATTTACAGTAAAGTTATTTTTTATAGTCTCGTCTTGTAATAGATAACTCCAAAGAGAACCAACACTATAAGGTAGATAGTAACTGTTAAGGTGTTTAGGACCAGTCTGAAAATTAGGCTGTACTAATGTAACATTAAACATTATTTGCCTTTAGAAAATCTGCGGTCCTGGTTGTGTGGCAAGTTTTTTTCTAAAACTTCTTTCCAAACTGCAATAGTTCTATCTAGTCCTTCGTTAAGTTCTACTTTTGGAAACCAGCCTAATCGTGTTGTAATTTTATGATTCGTGCTATTAAGCAAATATATTTCACCGGGTCTTGCTGGTTTTGTATTCCAGTTTATATGGCCCTTCCAATCTAATTTATCTGCAATCATTTTTACATAATCTTTAATTTTAATTGCATTATCAGGTCCTATACAAAAAATTTCTCCTGCACATTTATCGGGATTTGTAATTACTGTTTCCCATGCATCTAATAAATCATCAATGTAAATAAAATTTCTATAAGGTTCGCCGTATCCTAAATTTATCTCATTTGGATTTTTTAACATTTGTGTAATAATTTGTTCTGTTACAAAGAAGTCATTGTCTTTTCTACCATAAGCATTTGTTTGACGTATTGCTGTAAATGGTAATCCATAACTTCTGTGAGCATATTCTAAGTATTTTTCACATCCATATTTTGCAACGGCGTAGGGGGCATTTGGATTAGGAGGTGTACTTTCATTGAATGCAATTATACCCTCTTCCTTTCCGTCTCTAATTAAATCACTAATAGGTTGCCAACCATATACTTCCATTGTACTTGCAAATACAAAGTTTTTTAAATTAGGTAATGTAGCCGCAATTTCTATAAGATTTACGGTTCCTACATAATTTACTTCACTAAATGTAATTTGCTCATAAAAACTATCTTGTACTTCTGTTCTTGCGGCAAGATGTACAATTATTTCTGGATCAAATTGTTTAATCTGAAATCCAACTTTTGCATGATCTCTAAGATCTTCTTTTAAAAATTCCAGCTCATGTTTATCTTTTAATCTCTCAACCATGTGCTGACCTATAAAACCGTCCGCTCCTGTTATGAATATTCTCATGTGTATTCCTTAAAAAGTTCCTTTCTCAGCAAATCCTGTTACTTGTAATGTATATCTATTTTGGTATCCTAAATTAGCAACATAATGCTCTGTATTAGGTTTGATTACTGTAAAATCCCCTTTTTTGTAATCTATCCAACATTCATTATCCATTTCAAAATAATGCCCCATTAATCTATCCTGTAAAAATAAATTTATTCTTACAGGTTCTAATCCTTTTACATTTAGTTTTTCTTTCTTAACATGTTCTCTTATTTTAAAAAGTGTATCTGTATGCGGTGCTATAAATCTTCCAGGCTTTATACAATTAACTGTAGCAACACTATATTTCAAAACATCATCAAATAAATGTTTAACTTCATGCACCCAATAATCACAATCACTTTCAAATACTTGATACACCCAAGGTGAATCATGTGGATAATCAGGTACTGCTACTCCAATTCTATCCCAAAAACCTGCACTATAAACTGTATTAGTATGTTCAGTAAATTTTACTCTATAAATCATTTCATCTGTAACAAATGAAATATCTTTATGTCCTTTATGCATTTTTAAGAACCGTTATCTGTGCTGAATAAAATGGCTCATCTCCCATATTACCTGCCAAATGCCAGTCATCTATTCCAAATTTTACCCAATCTCCCCTTCTCCATTTGACAAAGGGTTGATCGTGTACTTCATAATAGTGTCCACGTTTCCAATCTTCTAAAAATATTAAGTAACGATAACTTTCGCCTTCGCCATGTTCTTGTTTAAGTTTAAAATGTTTATCTACATGATGTGGAATAGTTTGCCCTGGCTCTACATTTATAACACTTACAACATGATGGTCAAAATCTTGAGGTATTTTAAGTGCTAAATCATGTACCCATTGAGGTGACTTTTCAAACATTTGCCATATACTGCTATTGTGTTTAGTATAGTATTGTTCTATTTTATCGTACTGTTGGTAACATTGGAAGTAATCGTCAAAGTTTAATTGACTCATTTGTTCATTTGTTATACCACAGTTGTCTATATGCCCGTACTTAATCACAATAACTCTCTAAAGTTCCTCTACGTCTTAGATCTAAAGTAGCACAATGTATGCCGCCAGAGAGCGTCATAGAATGTCTAAACTGTACAGGTACACTATCTATACCGTACTTGTCAAGTTCTCGCATTAGAGGTTCTTGTGCTGAGTCTAATACTACTGTATTCTCATCTACACTGAGTAAGTTCATTCCAATATATGGTGAGCAAGGAGGCATGTAACCTTCTTCTGCTAACTTACTACCTTGTACTACACAATCATCAAACCATATTTTATCCCACTTCTTAAACATCTCAGGACAGTTATCAGGTGTTACCCTACTGCTATTCATTAATACTAACCCTGGTCTTAGTGGAACAATAGTGCTATCAAAATGTGCAAAACTATAAAGTTCACTATAATGTAATTTATACCCCATAGGCTCTAGTAATCTTTTTAACCACTTGTAGCCTTTCATATTTCCTGAATTACTAACTTGATATAATAAGTCTGTGCCTACTCTTACAATATTAGGTGCATCAAAACATATTTCATGATCTAATAGTGTTGGTTTATTTTCTATATCTTCAAAAGTGTACATGTCATCATGTAACTTTGGTTTCGGTGCTGACATCCATAAAGCACCATCTTCAAATGCTTCATACATAATGTCTTCGTATAATCTTGTTTCAAAATATCTTGCTCTTACAGGAGTAGGTGTTTCGATTAACATATCTCCTAATGGTAGTATTAAATCTCTTGGGCACCAACTATACCAGCCTTTTGTATTCCAACCTTGGCCTATGTCATAGTTCTTTTTATCCCAATCTATAATTTTTGGGCGGTGTACTATTACACCTAAATCTTCTAATGCTTTTGCGAGCCCGTCTGCATCTTCATTGGCTTCGTCAATTACCCATTGCGGATAAGTGCCTTCTAACTTCACTACGTCTTCTTTTGGAAAATTTGCGTAACTGAAACTTCTTGCGGATATGTCAGTTGCAATTCTGCTGTGGTGAGCATGTCCAACGATTATCTCTTCCAATGGGTCCCAATCGTTGTGTGAGTTTACTATCATATGTCTGTCTCCTGGAGTGTAATAATATGCTACTATTTATTTAACAATCTCCTAACCAGTCCGAAATACAGACTCTATAATTACCTGTTACGCCTCTATTAAATTCTGAATGTCTAATATCATCGCCTAAACCAAAAATCATTGTATCTGTCCAAACTAAATCTTCATTTCCACAAACAGTTTCATATAAGTCTCTATACTTGTCCCAATTATAATCAGGAGAAAAATTACGCATATATTCAACACCTAAAGCCATACTATAATTATTCTGCATTTTTACTTCATTTAACATACTTACACCGTCATCTACATACTCTTTTGTAAATCTAACTCCTACTCTGTGATTTTCTAAAGTAAAAAAGGGTTTGCTTAAACTACATGTAACTTCTTCTATAGCAGGATAAAGATCTAAATTTATATGTACAAATTTACTAATACCCCAATATGCTAAATCTAAACATACAGGTATGCTTTGCTCATGACATACTCTCATAATATGTTCAAAGTCAGGGTGTATGCAACCAAAATCACTAAATGGAGCACTTATAATTAAGGCATGTAAATCTGGACCTTTTAAGGCACTTTCAAAATGATGTGGATAATCTACATATTGAAATTCTACATGCTTACCTAAACAAGCATGATATTGAAAGTCACCATTTAAGACTAAAATTTCTCTGTCTTTACTATGACGTAAAATAAACTGATCAAATGTTTGGCTAGTGCCTTGTGTATAATCTACATGTTTAAACTTATCTAATCCATTTAAACTTTTAGTGTCTGTATAATTTATCCATTCTCTCCAGACACTTTCGTATTCTTCTAATGATACATTTTTTAAATTATTTTTATCTATATGAAAATGAAAATCTTGTATTTCCTTATTTCTTACAGGCCTTGCTCCTCTAACTGCAGACATTATGTACCTCCTGAAAAAATGCTTCATTACTTTTTCTTCTAAATGTTCCTTGTATCAAATGATTGTAATTAAATTCTACACTATCTTTTGTTTTTTCTAAAAGTTCATTATAAGATGCAGGATTTAAATTTCTTATATATTCAAATACAGTAAAGAATCCTGTAACTCTTTCTAAAAGTGTATCTGCTTCATTAAAGTTTATAGGCCAACAATCATCAAATGTTTTAAAATCTATATTTTTTAATTCTTCATATATACCCTTACAACCAAAAGTTAAAAATGGTTTTTTATATGCCATAGGTATTAACTGTTTTTCATCTACATATCCATATCCGTAAGGCTCACCGCCAGGTGTAATTACAATATCACAATCATCATACAACCAAGGGCCTGGTATTCCTCTATCATCTATATTTTTCATATCTATAATGTGAGGCCTACTCATAATGTTATCCATTATTTTTCTTACAAAACTATCATCTAAGTTTTCTTTTCTTAATAATTGTGTCAAACTTGTTGTAATTAAGTCTATATGATAAGGGTATTCTTCCTTTGTAATTTCATTACTTGTAATTTTATTAAGATCAGTAGGTCTTAAACTATAGAATCTACCATAAGTAATATCATCTAATCCCATGTCACTATTTTCTAATAAAGTTGAAAAGAGTAATCTATGAGAACGACAATTTCTTAATGTACATAAAAATTTATTTGGCACAATATTATAAAAATCTTTAGTTCTTTTTGATGTTGAGCCTTCCATTTCTAAATGTACTTTATTAAATTCTTTTTCTTCCGATACAAAAGTCATAAAATGTACTCTATCAAAATACCAAAGTTTGTGTATTTTATGTACATTTGGTACTCTACTAGTATGTCTAGTAAAGTGCCCAAAATAATCTTCTGTTTCTCCTGAACCACTTAAAATAATTTTGATGTTAGGATTTGCTGAACCTAATTCTGCGAAATAAATATTTGCATCAAAGAAATAAGGTTCAGTACTAGAATAAAATAAAAATGCTAAATTAGGTAAATTTAGTGAAAGTATATGCTGTACTACTTTATCTATCTCTTTACCAAAAGGTGATAGTTCGTAATATTTACGATTTTCTATTGTGATAGGAAAACTTTGTGTATCTATAGGCACAAGTGTAATATCTTGTTTGCTACATTTACTTATATCTCCGTTATTAATAATGTTTATATCAAACATTTCTTTAAAAGGATTATAATTTTGTTCTAATTCTATTTGTGTAAGAATATGCAACGGCAATGGTTCTCGTCCTGTCCATCCATAAGATGCATGTTCTTGAATTACTTCTTCAGTAAACTGAAATCCGTCTTCTAAATAAAATATATTAATATTTCTCATAATTTTTCCTGGCGGAAAGGGAGAGATTCGAACTCTCGGTACAGTTACCCGTACTCTTCCTTAGCAGGGAAGTGCTTTAAGCCACTCAGCCACCTTTCCTAAGTTATATTTATCGTTGTTAAATACAGTTATAATTATATTACGATAGGATTTGCAAAGGCGATAAATAGTAGTATGCCTAAATTAAGTTTATGGAATCCAGTCAAAACAAATGACTACACGTTCACTGATAGAATTGTCGGAGAACACCTTCATGCCGGTGGTACAGGTGTACACATACACAAATACTTAGGTGTACATACCACTCCAGATGAAAAAGACCCTACAAGGCCTAGTAGTGCCGCAAATGATACAGACGTTTTTATACAAGATTTATTATTCTTAGAAAATAGAGACAGAAAGTACGATAAAGATATTTACGAACTACGTGGACAATATAATTTAGGGGACGGTGATGCATTTGACCTAACACAGTTTGGTATGTTTTTATCAAACGATACATTGTTTATGAATTTCCATATAGAAAGTATGGTAGAAGCAGTTGGTAGAAAATTAATGGCAGGTGATGTATTAGAATTACCGCATTTAAGAGACGACTTATTATTAGGTAGCGAAGAAGCAATAAACAGATATTATGTTATTACAGATGCTAGTAGGCCAGCAGAAGGATATGACCCACGTTGGTGGCCACATTTATGGCGTGTAAAATTAGGCCCAATTACAGATTCACAAGAGTACAGAGATATTCTTGGTACTGGTGAAGAAGAAGAGGATTTAAGAAACTTAATTAGTACATACGCAAACGATATTAATATTAATGATAAAATATTAGAACAAGCAGAAAAAGATGTACCGTTTGATCCACAATATAGAAATACAACACATTTATATTTTGATGAATCAGTACCTGATAAACCTAGCATAGACTTTGGTGGTGCTGATGGACAACCAGTAAATGGATTGAGTTTGGTGGGAAGTGGTGAAACTTTCCCAACAAGTGGAACTACAGATGGAGATTACTTCTTAAGAACAGACTTTTCACCGAATAGATTATTTAAAAAGTCTGGAACACGTTGGTTAAACGTTGGCACAGACGGAAGAAAGGCTTGGTCTGCGGCAAACAGAATACTTGCTACGTTTATTAATAATGACAACATAAGTAGTGAAAGTGATGGAACTGATGCTAACGAAAAAACAAATTTAAGTAAAGTCATTAAACCTAGGACAGACAACTAATGGCGGGCAAGAATTTAGATTACTGGTATGATGAGCAGATTAAACGTTATTTACTGCAAGTTATAAGAATTTTCTCTAATTTTAAAGTAAGAGAATTTACAAAAGATGGCGTAAGTTACAATCGTGTACCAGCAAGATACGGTGATGCAAGTAGAATGGTAGCGAATATATTGCGTAACAATTCAGAAAACGTTATTAATAGTGCCCCTTTTATAAGTGTTACAATACAAAGTATTCAACCAGCAAGAGATAGAATTGCTGAACCATTCTTTGTGGACACAAATCAAATAGCAGAAAGAGAATATAACAAAGAAACAAATACTTATTCTTCAGAGCAAGGTAATTTATATTCCACACAAAGATATATGCCTGTACCTTATAACCTAACTATAAATGTTGATCTTTGGACAACTAATACAGATACTAAGTTACAAGTATTAGAACAAATTTTTGTATTATTTAATCCAAGTATTCAGTTACAATCTAATAGTAATCCTTTAGATTGGACTAGTGTATTTGAAGTTGAACTTACCGATATTGCTTGGAGTAGTAGAGGTATTCCTGCAGGAGTAGATGAAAATTTAGATATCTCAACTTTAACATTTGCACTTCCTATCTGGATAAGTCCTCCTGCTAAAGTAAAAAGGCAAACAATTATTCAAGAAATTATAAACAATGTACATTCTGTATCTGATGTTTCAGAACTAGGTTACAGTCAAGATTATGCAGACTTCTTTGGTGACATAGACGACACATTTGAGATAGTAACTACGCCAGGTGATTACAAAGTTCAAGTTATAGGTTCTACTGCTACATTAGTAGAGCAAGATGGTACTGAAGTAAAATGGTCTAACATAGTAGAACAACTTGGAGAGATACGATCAACAAGTTTACTTAAATTAAATATAAGCGGAGATTCAGATAACCTCTTAAATTTAGTATATGGTACAGTAACTAAAAATCCAACTAATGATGCATCATTAATTTTTAATTTAGATACAGATACATTACCAACTAATACACTTTCTAATGTAGATAAAATTATAGACCCTAGATCAAATTATCCTGGAGACGGTACATTAGCGGCCGCTTCTAACGGGCAAAGATATTTAATCACAGAAGAAATTACAAAATCAGGATATACCAATTGGGACATAGATGCCGGTGAAAACGACATTATCCAATACAACGGTTCTGCATGGACAGTCGTATTTGATGCTAGTGCAAGTGCTAGTGATATCCATTATATAACTAATACATTTACAACCAAACAATTTAAATGGACCGGCAAAACTTGGATAAGTAGTTACGAAGGAGAATACAATCCAGGATTTTGGAGACTTAGTTTATAATGAACACAACGGCGGCAGGAGTTTTATTCCTTGCTAAAGACACAGGAAGATGTATGTTGCAATTAAGAGAAGGCAACAAACGATTTAATCACACTTGGGGTTTTTGGGGAGGTATAATTGAAAAGGGCGAAACACCCTATGAATGTATCCAAAGAGAACTTGATGAAGAAATAGGGTTCGTTCCAGAACTGCAAAAATTAAATCCTTTAGACGTATATCAAAGCAAAGACAAAAAATTTTATTACTATAGTTTTGTATATGTAGTAGAAGAAGAATTCCAACCACCAAAACTTAATGGAGAAAGTGCCGGATATGCCTGGGTAAATATAGGTCAATGGCCTAAACCATTACACAATGGTGCTAAAGTTACTTTATCTTATAATAGAGGCACAGAAAAACTACATACTATATTAAAAATACAATCTAAATAAATATAAGTATGAGCAAAGGCGAAATTATCGATTTTGTTGTTTTGCGGATAACCACAGAACTTGACAAGTTCCAACGAACTAAAACAATTCCACATACATTATTAGAAGGTGCATTAGAGTTGCAGGAGATTCGGGACGTCTATTATGATAAGTTACCAGCAAAATATCAAAAAATATTTAATAAAGTACTCAAAGAGTATCACCAGAATATTGGAGAAAATTTCGAATCTTTAAAATTAGCAATGAAAAAAGATTATGCTAGAGTAGTAAACAATATGTCTACTGAGCATGAAAGTTTTAGATTTAAAGAAATAATGAATCTATATAGACCTGGTATGAATCCTGTAAGAGCAATGTATTATCAAACTAGAGAAGTTATAAGAAGATTTAATCCAGAACACCCTTTTCATTATTGGTTAGTAGATTTAATAACTGATTTAGAATATAATAATATAATACTTGATGCTTTAGGCAAGGACGTAAGAAAATTAGAAAGTATTATAAAAAGATATTATTTTCCACTAATAGAACACGGTGATGGTGTTCCCTTAGAATTATTTCATGCTAAACAACAATTAAAAGATTTTAGGCATTACTATATATTTTTTAGAGGATTAAAAGATTGGACGCCTGATGAGTAATCAGTAAATTTTTCTTATTTGATAATCAAAAGGTTCAACAGTTCTAATTTCAAATGCTCTTCCTTCCATATCTTTTCCTTTAATATGCTTTGGAGTTTTCTTAGAAATTTTCTTTAAGAGATATCTTTTATGTGATCTTGTAGTTGTAATATTGCCATCTCCGTCTCTAATAGAATCTTTTAAGTACCATACGGTTAATTCATATTCTTCATAAAAAAACTTAAACCAAAGTTTTACTAATCCTTTCCATAATGCAATACTTAATTTTACAATAAGATTACCTACAACTTTTAACTTTTGCCATAACCATGCTAATGCTAATTTGCTTTTCTGTTTTAGATTGTGTAAAAAGTTTTTCATATTACTATTTAGTTGTTTTACGCATAACTCCGTCCCAATCGCCCACTGGTATAGGCTGTTTAATTCTTTCTGCATAAAGATCTGCAAGTACATTATTCCAATTATGTTCTTTCATTACTTGTATTTGATGGGCACATTCTCCCCAATCTCTGTTTTGGTATGATTCTACCATTCTATTAATTACTCTGGATTGTTTTATATCTGTAAGTATTGTATAAATTGTTACAGGTGCTGTTTGTCCTTTTACTGCAATTTTATCTAGCATTACTAAATTACTAGGCTCAATTATATGTTTAAGTGTATGCTCTGTAAACATAAAAAATACACCGTACTCTTTAGTTTGTGCTTCTAGTCTTGCCGCTAAATTTACACTATCACCTAATACTGTATAATCAAATCGTTGGTTACTACCCATATTACCTACGACAGCATCACCTGTATTGATTCCTATACCAACACCTAACTCCATTAATCCATCTGCTTTTAATTCTTTATTAAGTTTTTTAAGTTCTACTTCCATTTCCATTGCAGTATCTATTGCCAATTGGGCATGATTATCTACATCAAGTGGAGCATTCCAAATCGCCATTAAGGCATCACCTATATACTTGTCTATTGTTCCCTCTTTACGCATAACTAAATCTGTCATTGGTGTCATATATCTGTTTATTAGTTTACCTAAGCCTTGTGGGTCTGTTTTAAATTGCTCTGATATTGGTGTGAATCCACGAATGTCTGAGAACAAGTATGTCATTGTTCTTGTGTCGCCACCTAAACGTAATAGACTTGGATCTTTTTGTAACTTTTTAACCATTGCTGGTGCAAGGTAATGTTCAAATTGTTTCTTAATTTGTTCTCGTAATTTAAATTGTTTATAGAAATTATTGAATGCCGCCTGTGTGAATACTAAAAAGCCACTTAATACAGGAAATGTTGCGTCTAATAAAACTAAACTGCTGGTATATTTGTAAACACTAAAATATGCAATACCACCTAATATTGCTAAAGCCATAGGTGCTGTTAATAACAATGGTAATCTATATACTGCTAAAGCAACAAGAACCATAGTCAGTAACCCTACTAGAAGCTCTATGATAGCACTAAATTGACTTCTTGTTATATTACTTGCATCTACAAAGTTCTGTAACATATGAGCCTGTATATACTGTGGATATAAGTTACCACGTGGTGTTGGGACAGGATTTGCAATACCCTCTGCTGTAACACCTACTATTACAAATTTACCTGCTAAATCAGGTATGCTTTCTGCACCCTCATATTCTATTTCAGTAAATTTATTATTGAATCTTATATATGCTGTTCCATCAGGTTGTGTAACAATAGGTTCAAAACCTTTTACTGCAACTTCTTGTATTCCTATTTCACTTGTTTTAATCATGTAACTTTTGTTACCTGTTTTGACTCTTAACATTTCCACAGCAAAACTAGGATAAATTTTATCTTCAACAGTTATAGCAAGTGGGTATGTTCTTGTTTGATTATCTGGTTGTGGTGCTGATGCATTTACTCCCTTACCATTTGCAACAACCTCCAGCATAGGAATATTTGTTACTAGATTAGGCCATTTTAGTAAATAATCTTTTGCAGGTACAGGGCCTATTGTTCCTGTGCCTATATGAGGACCAGATGTTTTAATACCTTTTACACTAGGTGTTTGGCTAACAACATTATAATTAACTGGGTTTCTTCTTGCACCTGGAACATTTACTAAATTTTGTTGCATGATACCTGCAAAACTTTCATCTCCTTGAAACCTATCTGCTTCTGGAAACATAATAGTCCATCCTACCACACCACTATTTTTACTAGCAACATCTATAATTAATTGAGCATAGTATTGCCTAGGAAAAGGATACTGTCCGTATTTTGCTAAACTTTTTTCACCAATGTTTATTAAAACAATGTCTTCACTTTGTTGTATTTCGTCTAATTGTTGGTAACTGTCAAAAACTTGACCACGTAGGCTTTGTAAAGGCGTAGGATCGAATACCCTTAATGCGAGTAATAGTGCAATTGATACTGCGACTGCGTACCCGCTGTATAACCATTTCATATCAATATTTATCGTATTCTATTGCAATTTTGCTTGGCGTCGTTAAGTAAATATAAATTATTGGATACTACTATGGATTGTAAAAAATTAGACCTATCTAATTCTTCGTGTTTAAAATTATAGAAGTCATTATTTCTAAGCATTGTCGGTACCAATATTATACCTTTTGTAAGTATTAATTGTTGATATGAAGGGCGTTCTGGTAGTAAAGGATTAATTTCTACAATGCAGTCGTATTTTACTGCTTCTGCAGTACTGTAAATATCTAATACTTGTAATGCCCAAAAAACTGTCCATTGTGATTTTGTAACACCTTCTTGTATATCAAATTTAGGTAATATATCAGGTAAAGGGTTGCACTCTGGTGGCTTATTATCACAATAGTAAGGGTCTATTGGAATACTGTATGATAAATCGAGACTAATAACTTCCTCTGCCTTTAAAAACAGAGGAAGTATTAAAATTAGTGAAAGTAACTTATTCACAATCTTTAGGGTTCTTAGAGCAATATTCTTTAAGTTCTGCTTCTAAAAGTTTTTCTTTTAAAAGTTCTCTTAGAACTTTATTTTGTTTTAAAAGTTCTTTAATATCCTCTCCAGTCACCTGCTCATCCTCATTTGAGGATTCTGATACGCCTTCTTGTTTTTCGTTCTTCTTTAAAAACTTGAAGGGTTCAAAGAATGAGCTAGTTACTTTTTTTCTTCTTTTGGTTCTTCTTTTGCTTCTTTATCTTGTAAAGCATCAGTTTGGTCGTTGACTTCGTCAGCAACAACTTTTACTAATCCAGCACCTGTGTCAGCCGCAGTTTGGACTAATCCAACCCCAACTTCTGCACCAGTTTGAACAATACTACCAACATCATTTGCTACAGATCCAACGATACCACTAGCGGTACCTGTTACTGTATCAATTGTGTTAGTTGCAAGTTCTTGCCCGCCGTCGATTACAGTACCTACTGTAGCACAACCTTGAGCGAACATAACAAAGAATACACCAAAAAACATATTTTTAATGTTGTTCATTTTCTTCTCCTTATATATATAAGTGTTATCACATGTGTTATTATATAACACTATTATTTATCTATATTAATCTAAGAATTATTGGTAATAGAGTAGTTTACAGTTAGGAAAGTTTTTTCTGTATCCATTTGAAACTTGCATATATAGT